ATAAAAATATGAGGCCCCCCCCTATTCTGATGATAAAATAGGTATAAATATACTTATACTGTATATATACTTATAATATAATTTTTTAGTTTTTGTTTATTTAGGTATCTCCTGCAAATTCAATTGAAATCAGGGGGGGCCTCTATATTTTTCTAAAAAGATTATCTCAATTTTCTCGGTCATTGAAAAATTCTTACCGGTTAATTGAATACGCTTTCGATTTACGCGTCAAGTTCGCATCCGCAGACAATTTTGCAATCATTTGCTCAACAGAATTATACACTTGAACAGTCGCAGGTCGGTCCGACAAAACGCATCTACTTGCAAGGCGTCCAAGCTTCCGTTTATGTGACTCAAGCGCCTGAAGTATCTCGTACACTTCGTCTTCGCTACATTCAAGTGTAAAAATCGACTTCCGTCTTTTAATTAACATTTACTCGACCTCCAATCACTTTAAAATATTTGTCTTTATGTGGAGTCGCACCACATTTAAAATCTCTAAAAGACATGTGTAAGCGACCCATCTTTCGACAGGTCACTTAAATCAGGTACTTATTCTTGTGTGGTCTTTGGCGCCTTTCTTTCTTCAACTTTCTGTCTTGCCTCTGCCTCTTTCATCAGTTTTTCGAGTTTTTCTTTCGCGCGTTCTGCGTTTCTTTGCGCTTTTTCTAAATCCGTCAGAGGGACCGGTTTTGTCGTTTCTTGTTTAATCTTTTTCGCCTTTTCAAGAAGTTTAATATACGTTTCTCTTTCGTCGCCTTCTAAATAATCTTCTAAAGGTTTAGAAGGTTGACGATTTGATGTTCCTCTAGGTCCAAAGTGTTTTGTTTCTTTGTAACTAACTTCGATTTTTCCGCCCGCGTTATCGACTTTCTTCTTATTGAAGTAGTGTCTATTTGCGGAATTTGTAGGTAAAACCAGAGATAGAGGTTCACCTGGATAGGTCGAGTCGATAGGGATGATTTTTCCATTGTCGACAATTTCGTAACCGGTTTTTGAGGTTTTCGAATGTTGAATAGTGATGGTTGTGTTCATAAAGGTACTCCTTTTTGCATCTCGCAGGGAATTGAACCCTTAATTTCACCGACTGATTGAGATGGAAACAGAGACTCGTTTGAGTCCCTGTGTTTTGTACCTTGGATTGTGATTGTCAGTCACTATTCAGACCGATATTGCTCTCCCTCGGTCGGGGTAACGGGGAAGTGTACTTTGCGCCTTCGAGGGCTTGCTCATTACTGAGGCCCATACTTCCCTGGCGTACATAATCTTTCGACTATCCGGGGGCTGTTCCGGTCCGCGTCCACCCACTCGGGGCAAGTCCGCTCTCAGTTTTTCACCGACTGATGGGGTAAAAACCCGGGTCTCAAGTCAGACCGTCGGCCTACCAACTACTAACTCGACTAATCGAGGTCTGATTGGCAAGACTGGGAGTATTGTGAAGGTGATTTTCTCTTCAATGAATTACTTTTGAAATATATTAAAAAATCGGAACGTCGGAGACCCTTTCATATTCGGTTATGTAGTGTTTTGTAACATACCTGCACAACTTTTTGAACTGTATTAAAGTCTTTTTCCATACGGTCTCTTATCTTTATTATATATAGAAAAAAATTTTTGGTAAATTTACAAAAATACGGAATAATTCTCCGAAAATCGAATAGAATAGAAACGTAAAGAACGACTAGGAGGTGGTTAACATGTCAAACAAAAAAGACAGAGAAACCAAGGAAATAAAGAACCTTCTTGACCCAAAATACGCTAGAAATTTCTGGAGAACTGTAGGAAATGCTATTGCAAATCGACCTGCAGTTAAGCCAATTTCTACATTGGACAAGGAAGGCAATCCGACGAAAGAAAGCGAGATAGAAACGAGCGTTTATTTGCGTTTGTCGAAAGACTTAAAAACGTTAGGCGACCCGAATTGTACTGAACCGACCGAACTCGAAATGATAATCGCATCGCAAATGGTTATGGCTCGTACAAATCCGTCATCTGCAGCATTTATTCGTGACACGTTAGGTGCTAAACCTGTGGACGAGTCAAAAGTAGACGCATCAATCAACGAATTTGACTCGCTGACTGACGAAGAATTAGAGCTTCTTGCAAAACACAGAGAACAACGAAAGGAAGGAGAGGACAATGAGAAAGAATAACTGGTTTTTGAAGTTTTCATGCTGGTTTGTGGTTGTTGTTGGCATAATACGTATCGTCATGGACGCAATTAACGACGACATATTCAGCAGCGGCTGGGGATTAATTCTTGCAACTACAATGTTGGCTCTTGCATTAGGACTACATCTTAATTATAAGAGCAGATGGTACATACTTTTGTACATATTGATAGCAGCAGCGGTAATGTTTGCATTCGTTTCCGTTTCCGTTTCCGCGTTGTGCATGTAGGTGGCGTATGGCAAAAATTATAAATAAAGTAAATATTTTAGGAACAAATTATACTATTGAAAAAAAGAATTATGAAACTGAAAAATGTTTTAAAGAGGACCAGTTGGCCGGATATTGTAATTTTACTTTAAAAGAAATAGTAATAGGTTCTTTAAATACGTTTCCAAACTTTAAAGACGAGTCTGCACAATCGTGTCGTATTGAAGAAAAAGAAACGTTAAGGCATGAAATTACACATGCATTTCTTAACGAGAGCGGTTTAAATTTTAGCGCTTTAAATTATTCTGGTTCTTGGGCTAGAAATGAAGAAATGGTTGATTGGATAGCACTGCAAGGACCAAAAATATACAAAGCCTGGCAAGAAGCAGGTGCAATATAGGAGAAAAGAATGTCAATACCAAATACATTAGACGGCGAAATATACAGACGAAAACTTAGGAAAGATTACGGCGAATATGTAAAATTTTCAAATCCAGGCTTCTATATGACGAAGTTTCATCGCTATTTGTGTGACGAAATTCAAACATTCCTTGATACACCTACCGACAAAATCTTCGACATATTACTTCTTTCAGTCCCGCCGAGACATGGCAAGAGCTATACCGTCACAGAAACATTGCCTTCATGGTTTTTAGGCAGAGACCCAATGGCCAACGTCATTATTGCAAGTTATGAGTCAACTTTTGCAGAGGCATTCAGCAGAAGAAACCGTGACAAATTCAATAACTATACACAAGACGTTTGGCCCGACAGTCTACCTAACACAGCAGTACAAGGTGTAGCATTATGGGAAACAAAAGCAGGTGGTAGATGTAGAGCTGCAGGTCTTAAAGCAGGTATAACTGGCCACGGTGCTGATTTATTCATTATCGACGACCCTATTAAGTCAAAAGAACAGGCTGATAGTGAGACGATGATTGCTAAAATCCACGAGGAAATGGGACCGTCTGTTCAGTCTCGTATTCACCCCGGCGGAAAATTGATAGTTATACAAACAAGATGGGTAGAAAGCGACGTCATAGGCTGGATTGATACAAACTGGTCAGAATATATCTACAAAACAATTAATTTGCCGTGTGAATACGACGAAGAAGCAGCAGAACTAGGTCCGTGTCCGTTAGGTAGAAAACTTGGTGAAAGTTTGATGGGCGCACATCTTGGTGATGACGAGATATTATTGCCACAGAAGATTAAAAACACCAACGAGATGATGCGTTCTCGTAAAAAACTGGTTATTGCAAGCGATGGCGAACGAACGTGGAATGCGTTGTACCAGGGACGACCTTCGGCGTCAAACGGAAGTTTGTTTCATAAAGAATATTGGGGCGAATTTCGTAGAACTGATGAGTTATACAAAAAAGCAGAATATATACAGCTCACCGTAGATGCTACGTTTAAAAATACTGAGACCAGCGACTTTGTTGCAATAGGTGTATTGGTATTAATAGGACGATTTATTTATTTGTGGAAACTTATTAACAAACGAATGGGTTTTGTAGACACTGTTAAGAAGATTAAACAACTTGCAAAAGAATTTCCTGACATTGACGAGTTCGTAATTGAAGACAAGGCCAACGGTTCGGCAATCTTAGACGTATTAAGGTATGAAAACGGAGTACCTCCTCTTGTTGCAATTGAACCTAGAGGTGGTAAAGTTGCCAGAGGTCAAGCTACAAGTAACTTTATAAGTACAGGCGCATTTTTTGTTCCGGTTGATTTTAGCGATACTGAAGCACAAGACATCGAGTGGGACGGAAAAGATAATTTGAGCAGTAGAGATAAGTTTATAAAACAGCATTCTCAATTCCCGTTTGGCAAACGAGACGACATGGTTGATATGCAAACTCAAGGTGTTAGCAGAATTATAAAACTTATCACAGGCGAACTTCCATTGCCAAAAAGACATCATATAAGGTACACAAAATGGTATCCGGATATGTGGCAAGATTATCACAGTTTAAAGAAAGAAGAGGACAGAGAAGAATTTATACGAATACACGGTGCTCCGAGAGAGTGGGAGCCAGGCCGTCCAAAAGAATGTTGTTAAGATGGAGGAAACATGGACAGAATTGACTTATACTTACAAGCTAACGGAGAAGTATATCGGAATACTGAGGCAGAAAATCTTTTAGTAGACAAGTTCAGTAGATTATATTCTGCTGCAAAAGCTGCTAAAGACCAGAATGACCTTGCAAAATCTGAGAACCTTTCCAAATGGCGTAGGGCATATTATGGAACGCTTAATGCGTTAGACATATCTACCGGCGATGAGTCTGATAAGAAAAGTAGACAACTAAGAAAACTCATATTCGAGATGGTAGAGTCTAAAATAGACAACAATATTCCAATGCCTAAAATGAAACCAAAATACAAAACAGACTTACCGCTTGTTGAAGTGACTGAAAACTATTTAAAACACGAAATAGACAATATCTTTACTAAGTTCATAAACGACCGTTCAGAACGTGCAACATACGTTGACGGAACATCTTGGTACAAGGTATCTTGGGATAGTTTAGACAGTTCACAAGACGTGAGCGGTAGTGTAAAAATTGATGTTTGTTTAGCTGACCAGATTGTACCACAACCTGGTGTTTCTGATTATAGAAACCTTGAATATATATTTGAAACTCAACAAGTTAGTTTAAGCAGAATATACGATTTATACCACAGACTTATGACGCCAATGTCAGTTGACTCGTCAAAGGAAACAAAATCAGAAACCGTCGATATGTCTACCGTGACTATATGTACGTGTTATTATCTTAATGAAAAGAGAATAGTCGGACGGTTTTCGTGGGCAATTCATAGTGGTCAGGTTATTTGCAATGAAGAAAGTTGGCAAATACGAAAACTTAGAACTTGTACTAAATGCAAAACGATAGTTCCAAGCGACGAACAGTGTCCTACTTGTGGTTCAAAATCATTTAGTTATGAAAACGCTGAAAAAGAAACCTTGGATAACGACTTAGAAATTTTGTACAATCCATACGACGTCGGCGAAACAGACAATGAAGACGAAAAAGACAAATACGCAACTAAATCGTTTGCGACGGCCGGAACTGAAATACCAAACTATTTAGTTAAACAACTTCCGTTTGTACCGAGACCTGCAGTTAGTAGTATAGACAGTATCTACGGAGTGAGTGAAGTGTATATTCTGCTAGATATGCAAGATGCGATTAACAAGATACTAACAAAAACAACGGATAAAGTACTTACAAGTGGCGCGGTAGTTACTAAACCCGAACGTGCAAATCTTAATGACGGCGACGAATCTTTTAAGTTGCTCTCAGTAAAAACTCCGGAAGAAGCGGCAATGGTTCAGACAAAACAAATATTTGCAGATACTCAGCAAGGTATTGTTGCAAGTCAATTGTTATACGACAGTGCTAAGGCATCGTCTGGTGTTACTGACTCATTCCAAGGTAAAGAAGATAGCACTGCTACGAGCGGTAAAGCTAAACAGTTTAGTGCATTACAAACAGCTGGCAGAATAGAGTCATTAAGGGTAATGAAGGCCGCAGCTTTTGCAGGTTTATACGAACTTGTTTTAAAATATCTTCTTGCATTCAGCGATGAAAAAAGAAAGTTTGTTAAAGTACTTCCGGACGGAAATGTTACTGAGGCGCAATGGTCTAAGTATATGTTTTTGGACAAAGATAAATACGGAAGATTTTATTACAGAGACGACTTCTCATTTGATAGCGACCCGGCTGCTACATTGTCAAATAACAGAGTTGCAATGTGGCAAGAAACACAAGACAAATTTATAAACGGAATGCTTGGAAATCCTGCAGATGCAAGAGTTCTTGAATTGTTTTGGAATATGATGTCACAACAACAATACCCGTTAGCACCGCTTGTTCTTGCAGGTATTAAAGATAACTCTAAACATTTGCCTGCGGAAATAGAACAACTTATCTTACAAAATCCGCAGATATTGCAATTGGCTATGCAAATTGCGACTGACCAAGGCTTGATGAACGGACAAGGCGAACAAGGCGGCGCTAGGCCTAACAGCGGACCTGATGGAAATGGTGCTACACATGCAGCTAACGTAGAAAGAACAAACGAAAGAAACCGTTCGGTTCAGGAAGACTCTGTTCAACCTATTGGAAAAGGCAATGCCTTGGGAGGTAACTTAACTTGAAACTTTTAGGAACTACTGTTGAGATAAACCGAGGCGAGGTATTTACGTTGTCTTGGTATATTTGTGACAATACTGGTAAACCATACATGATTAGCAGCGATGCCACAAACCCATTTATGCTTATAACAGTGTCGTCAAATACTTATGAATTAAAGGGAAAATGGTCTAAGAACTATTGGCTTGATTTAAGTGGTTATCCAACATTTGATAATATGACTGAGGTATACATTGAGTCAACGTCAGCAACACCAGAAGACTATGAAGCTCTTTATTACATACTTGACCTTGATGGCACAAAAACGTACTATAGATATGATAGAATACTTGAAAGATACGTAGAGTATAAATTTATGTTCAGCAAATTATTCTTGAACTCTGATACCAGCGAATGGATTGAGTCAATATAT